TGGTTGCCGGGATTCTCTACAAGGGAACGAAGATGATCATCGGTGGCCCATCGAAGGCGCGAAAGTCGTGGTCGCTGATCGACCTTGCCGTTTCCGTGGCCTCTGGTGTGCCGTGGTGGGGAATCCAGACCCGGGAAAGCCGGGTGTGTCTGGTGAATTTTGAGCTCACGGAATGGATGATCGCGGAACGTCTCACGAAAGTCTTGGGCGGTAAGCGGATGGGACAGCGGACAATGCAACTGGTCGGGGCGAATCTCAGTCTTTGGAACCTCCGGGGGCACAATGCGCCGGCGGCCGACTTGGTGACTCAGCTGATCGAAGGGCTGCAAGGGAAGCGGTTTGACCTGCTCATTTTGGACCCGGTTTACAAGGCGCTGGGCGACGCCGACGAGAACAGTGCAACGGACATTGCCCGGCTGATGGATGCCCTGGAGCGGCTGGCCCGGGAGACGGGCGCGGCGGTCGTTCTCGCGCACCACTTTGCCAAGGGCGACGCGAGCGGCAAGAATGCCGTGGACCGGATGTCCGGCTCCGGGGTGTGGGCGCGTGACCCGGACAGCATCATGGTGCTGACGCCACCCCCGAAAGCGAAGGACGAGGAAGACGACGGGGAAACGCGGATGGTGGTAGAAACGGCGCTCCGGGCGCACCGGCCGTTGCCTCCGTTCCGGCTGATCTGGCGCGACGGCGTGTTTGAGCAGGACGGCGAATGTGACCCGGTGTCTCCGGTGCTGGATGCGCCGCGGAAGGGGAAGCCGACGACAACATACAGGGCACGATCTGGAAGCGCTGCGGATCGCTTTGGCCACTTCCTGCGCGACATGCCGCCCCTGCGTCACAGCCGGGAGGGGGTCAGCGAGTGCGCTTCATGGCTGGCGACGGCTGCGGGGATTCCTTATGACGTAGCGCAGCGGGCGTTTCATGTGATCTCGACCGGAACCCCGGGTCAGGATTTTATTGTCCGGGACGGGGATTTTTGGCGCGGGTCGTTCCAGTAATTCTAATTGACAGTATTATGCTTAGATTAAACTTATCAATTTTCATAGGGTCAAAAAGTCAGTCTGGACTGACAGACTGGATTCAAAACTTCAGACTGATTCAGTCCGGACTGACTTCTCGGTTCAGACTGACTTCTACCCTAACCAGTCCGGAGTCAGTCTCCGGTTCAGACTGACTTCTTCTATACCCCTTTAGGGGTATATAGGCGCGGGGCATATTCAGCCCGCGCCATACCTATAATTTCCAGAAAACTTTTTGCGGCGCTCGGCCGCACTCCAAAACATGAAATCAGACACACTCACAGAACCCGTCGCCACCGGCACAGAGGCCGCTGTCTGCCGGGACATCGCAGAACGGCAGGCCTTGGGGATTCAGAAATACGGCTGCACCGTTGCCGACAATCCGCTGACGCTCCGCGAATGGCTCCAGCACGCCTACTTGGAGACGCTGGACAAGGCGATTTACCTTAGGCGGGCTATCGAGGAGATTGATAGGACCGGGAAATGTTGCGAAAAAGTTGTTGACGGGTCCGGCTTTTAACCCCGTATGTTGCTATGAGCGATAGCTTTGACCCTTCAATCCCGCTCCCGAACGCCAAGCATGAACGCTTCGCTCAGGAGTGGGCGAAAAATCCTCAGAACCAAAGCGAGTGCGCCCGCAATGCGGGTTACTCCGAGAAGTCGGCGCGTTTCCGGGCCTGCGCTCTGGCTACAAATGCCAACATTAAAGCGCGGCGAGACTGGTTGGCCACGAAAGCAGCGGAGGGCTTTGTCATGGACCGCAGGCAGTGGCTGGAATCGCTTTCTCGAATCGCTGAAAAGGCCGAAGCGGCCAACGACTTTGCCGCGGCCAAGGGATGCCTCGCTGAGATCGGCAAAGCCTGCCCAGGGTTTTACGCGCCCGTTGAGACTGATGGGAAGCTGGAAATCACCATCGTCCAAGCTCCTGTTGAAGCATGAGCGCGACGCCAACAGAGACAGAGGGCAGCGACAGAGGGACGCTGACAAGTTTTGTTCGGCCTACGCACGGCGGTTATCCGGGGAATGTTGTGCTATGGCGAAAAAGTCTTTGCCGCAAATGCGCAGGCGATGGAATGGAAGAAATTCAAAGCGGCCCATACTGGCGAAAATGCTCTTTGTGTGATGGCTCAGGGTATTGGCCGAACGCAACAAGCGCAGGCACGGAGGGCCGAAATCTATGACAACCGAACCAGAGAAACCGCAGGCAGGCCCGGAGTTGGCTGACGTAGCTCGTTATGCGGCAGCGTCCGATCCAATATGCCAACAATGCGGCGCAATGTGTGACGCGGAGGAAATCGTAAGCGGGCAACTGTGGTGTTATTGCCAGTCGTGTGAGATGGAAACATTTCATCCGCTCATGAAGCCGCATAACGCTTTGCATGAGCTACCGCCGCCAAGTGGCCCCGCATCAACTCCAGACGCCACCGGCGGTTAGCTCCATGCAATTGTTCTCATTCCGTTGCCCAAGACCTCCGCAAAAAATTCTTCATTTGTGTATTGACACAAATAAACCCCTCGACTAAGTTCATCTCGTTCCACAAAGGAACAACGTCCCGGCGTCTCCGGCTCAACTCAGCAAAGAATACAAGCTCATGAACGCGACACAACCCAAGTGCGGACAATACCACTGCACCCGCCTGAAACTGCTCCGCTTTAGCGATGGCAGTAAATTCACAAACTCCGTCACTGGAGACCTTTACTGGACTCTTGAAGAGTTTTACCTCGCTCAACTTAAGCACACAAACCTGCGCCTTCAGCTAGGCAACGTAGGCGCATGGCAGGGCGCGCATGGCGAAGTCGCTGGCATGGTGACACTTCGCGAAATATTGAAAAGCAGCGAGCCTTCCGGTTCTTTTTACGAGGCAGCCGGAGCTTATTTCAAAGCATTTGAAAAAGAGCGCCGCCGGTCAGAGTGCCAAAAAGCCAGACAAGAACTACTTACTTTGTTGGCAGAAATGAAAAGTGCCGACGCCGAAGAGTCAGCCAAAAGAGAGGCGGCAGCCACGGCACACGCAGAGGCGGCAGGCTTTACAAAAAGTAGCAGCTGCACGGGGAAAACGGTTTGGAGAAAGGGAATGCACACATTGCATCCTGAAGGCGCAAACGGATGGGCCGTTTCAGTTCGTGGCTTTGTCCTCTCACGCGGGGCAACGGTTGAAGAAACTCTGTCCCAATACGCCGCTCGAAAATGAACACGGAAGCCACACGCGGAGCGCCCCCGAAGCGGGGCGCTACTGTCTCCGCCATAATCAACGTCCGCGTGGACGCTGACCGCAAAAACCACTACACGCGCTTCGCGAAAAAGCGCCGCAATGGAGACAAGACCCTCGCGGGCCTTGTGATTGAAACGCTCGACGCGGCGACCGGCTATCGTGAGGAATGAGAACAGCGCGAATCACCATCAAAGAGCGCGCAACCTTCCTGACCAAGACAACGGACTGGGAACGGCTAGGGGATGCGATGCGTAACGCGGAACGGGAACTCAAGGCGCAGAACGCCACAGCGCAGTGACCGCCCATGAAAACTAACACAACATCACCGGCGCCAAAGGGCGGTTCACTGACGCGGGTTGTTCGGCTCATTGGCCGCTCGTTTTGGCCGCGCTACATTTTCTCACGCTACCAATGGTATCGCCGATGGTATGGAGGCAGGTGGGAATATCACTGGATCACAGTCACCTCGTCCGCCATGTGGCTAGAAATGCAGCCCGATAAATGCTGGCCGGAATATCGTCAGCCATGCTCAATGGGAACGCCAATTGTAGAGGATTGGCCTATTAAGCCCTGACCGCCCATGACCCGCATCACGCTGCCCTACCGGTTCACGCCGCGTCATTATCAGTGGCCGCTGTGGCGCGCTGTGGTGGACAACGGTGTTAAGCGGGCCGTCTGCGTGTGGCATCGAAGGGCAGGCAAAGACAAGACGTTTTTGAACATCCTTGCTGCCAAAGCGATGCAGCAGATGGGGAACTACGCGTATTACTTCCCGACCGCGACGCTGGGGCGCAAAGCGCTGTGGGATAACATCGACGCGAAAAGCGGGATGCGGGTAATCGATCACCTGCCAAAGCCGCTGCTCCGGAAGATGAACGAGCAGCAGATGAAAATCACGCTGGTGAACGGCAGCACGATTCAGGTCCTCGGGACTGACAATCTGGATGTGGTCGGGGGGAACCACTTTGGCGTGATTTTCTCGGAATCGGCGCAGCAGAACCCGCTGGCTTGGGACTACATTCGGCCAATTCTTGCGGAAAATGGCGGCTGGGCGTTGTTCAACGGGACGCCACGGGGCAAGAACTGGTTTTACCGGCTGATGCGGCAGGCGCAGGAGAATCCTGACTGGTTCTGCTCGGTGCTCACAGTCGATGACACCGGGGCCATTACACCGGATCAAATTGCCGCAGAGCGGCGGGCTGGGATGCGGGAGGAAATGATCCGTCAGGAGTTTTACTGTGACTTTACGGTCGGGATGCCGGGCGCAATCTATGCCCGGTTCATCGAGGAGGCGCGCCGGCAGGGGCGGATTGCCCGGCTGCCAGTGGACGGCAACAGTCTGGTTCATACCGCCTGGGACCTCGGCAGTCCGCGAAACACGGTCGTCTGGTATTTTCAGACGGTCGGGAAGTGGATCCGCGTCATTGGCTGCGACCGCGAACGGGATGAAACAATTGTCCAGCGGGTGTCACGGATGCAGGCGTTGGGTCACAGCTTCGGCACTCATTTCCTACCGCATGACGCCGCACAGACGGCGCGGAATGGAAAGACGCTGGCCACTGAGCTTTCAGAAGCTGGGCTGTCTGGCGTGAAGATCGTTCCGCGGACAACAGATGTTTGGTGGGGCATCAACCACGCTCAGCAGCTGTTCCCGACAATTGAGTTCGACGGTGAAGCCTGCGCCTCTGGCCTGGAAGCGCTGGAAGCATACCATACGAAAGAGGTTGAGGAAATCAGCTACACAACCAGCGAGCCGGTGCATGATTGGGCGTCTCACTCAGCCGACGCGTTCCGGACGATGGCGGAAGCGCACGCTCACGGGATGTTCAAGTTCTCTCATGTGGACCGCAAGCCGGACACTGATCCGTGGGGCAATCCTGCACCAAAGCGGCGGGGGATTCGGCCGATAAGTGTCGGAGGCTGAAAAAACTGTTTGACTTTTGAAAGCGGTAACTCCGCTTTGTGCCTACCGGACCGCGGCCCCGCAAGGATTAGCCTGCTTCCGGTCCTCAAGCAAACCCCGGCCCCGTAGAGTGCGGATTAGCAGGCGGTGAGGAAAGAACCGACGGCCACGCAATGGCCTGTCATTCCTTTTTCACACAGTGGCAGACGACACCTATTTGCATTATACCCACGAGTTCAACTCGAACTGGATCACCCGGGCTCAACAAGTCCTTTCCCGCACTCAACCCTATGTCGATTGGCAGATGGGCACCTTCAAAGGCGAGCGCAAGCGCTTCAGCCGTGTTGGTGAACAGACCGCCGTTCGCAAGACTGAGCGCAAAGCGCCGACGCTGGCCAACAACCCCAGCACTGATTTCCGCTGGATCCAGCGCGAGGCCTACAACATCACGAACGATCTTGACGAAGACGACGCTGACCTTCTCGGCGAACTCGTTCTGCCTACCGGCGCATGGACAAAAGGTCACTCCGCGGCATACAATCGCCTCTGTGACAGCGAACTGGTTCGTCTTGCTCTCGGCAACGTGATTGTCGGGGAGAATGGCGACTCGACCTCTGCGCTGCCTGCGGCTCAACAAATCGCGGCTGGCGGTGCCGGTCTTTCGCTGACCAAGCTCCGCAGTGCCAACGAAATCCTCCAGGACGCCGAACTTGAAGGCGCTGAAATGGACGGCGAAGGCGCGACAAACCGCGTGATCTTCTGCACTGCGCAGCAGATCAACAACCTGCTCGCTGATACGACGCTGACCAGTGCCGACTACAACACTGTGCGCGCTCTGGTCGCTGGTGACGTGGACACGTTCATGGGCTTCAAGTTCGTGCGCCTCAAGAAGTCGCTGATCCCGAAAGCGTCCACGACCCGCTCCTGCGTCGCCATCGTGCGCGGCGCAATGATCGGGGGTAAGGGCAGCATGAAGGCCCGTATCGCCACGCGTCACGACAAGAGCGACACCATTGAACTGCGCTCTACGTTCTACCTCGGCTACGCCCGCCTCCACGACGAAGGTGTGGTGCAAATCGACTGCACCGAGAGCTAACCTCAACCACTCACACACTGACCTTTTATGGCTGCTGTTAATACCTCCACTTACGACGCGCAGAAGCAATCTCGCGCCAATACCTCGCGTCTGCCCGCTCCGGTGAGCAAGACGATCCAATACGCGAAAATCCCGTGGACCTCCACGGCGCTTTCGACCGGCGACACGATCAACCTGATTCAGCTTCCTCCAGGGTCCATCCCTCGGCCGGAACTGTCCAAGATCATCATGTCAACGGACATCACGGCCTCGACGCTGACTGTGGACATCGGCCCGGCATCCGACCCGAACGGCTGGGCCGCTGCGGTGGACTGTGCTGCAATCGGGGTCAAGGAATGCTGCTCGGCCTCGGCTGCGCCTCCGGCTTACATCGCTAAGACGGAACTCGCCGCTGACTCCAACAGCACTGTCGTGGACATCTACGCGACCGTGACCATCGGGTCCGGAACGCTCGACGCTGGCGAACTGGTCACGTTCCTGCTCGCCTACGAGCTTCCTGGCTAATTGTTGGGGCTGGTAAGATTGCCGGGCGTGGGGGCGACTCTGCGCCCGGCTTTTCTATTTTCTGACCATGACAGACGTTCAAATTTGCAATCAGGCACTGCTTCGGCTCGGAGAGCCGGAGATTAACGCGTTGAATGGCACGGACCGGGCGTCCACGCTGTGCAACGCGTTTTATGCGTCCACAGTTCAAGAAGTGCTGCGCGGGCACCGATGGAATTTTGCCATCAAGCGGGCCATTCTGGAGCCTGCGCAAGTGACGCCTTCCGGTATTGCTGACAGCGGCGGACTGTTCTCGGTCACAGAGTCCAGCCACGGACTGAGCACGGGGCAGCGGGTGACGTTCGCGGCATCCAGCAACTACCCGCAGATTCAGGCAACGTGGCGGGTGACGGTCGTTGACTCCAACACGTTTACCTTGGACGATTCGGTTTTCTCCGGGTCCGGCGCTGTAGACACTACCTATGCGCTGGCTGCACTGTTCGGCTGGGCATACTCGATTGCCCTGCCCTCCGACTGCCTGCGGGCATTGGAAGACGAACGGACAGAACGGCAATTTAGCACAGCCTGGACAGTCGAGTCTGGCCGGGTGCTGACTGACGCGACGGAGTTGGAATTCTCCTATGTCGAGGACGTCACGACCACGACGCGCTTCGACCCGCTGTTTATTCAGGCGCTGATCCTCAAGCTGGCCGTAAAGCTCGCGGCTGGCCTGCGCGGTGACAATGCCCTGTCCGCTGCGCTGGCTCAGGAATACGTTGCCCTCACGGCCCCACTGGCAAAGCGGATTGACGCCAACGAGGGGCAATCTCGGGAACGGCTGATGCCGTTTCAGTCGCTCGCCATCCGTGCCCGTGGGCATGGCGTGCGTTTCGGCTGCACTTTAACCTGTGACTGCGACTGATGGCACTGCACCTGTTCAAGCAATCGTTCAACGCTGGTGAACTTTCCCCGGACATGGACAGCCGGGCCGGTGTGGAGAAATACGCCTCCGGGTGCCTGACCCTGCACAACTGGATCCCGCGGACACACGGGCCGCTGGTTCGGCGTCCAGGGTTTGAATACCTTGCAGATCAACACGCGGCGACATCGAAGGCGGCGCGGCTGGTCGGGTTCAACTTTGCCAATGGTGAATACGGGGTCTTTGAGTATGCCGGAACGTCGCTCAAAGTGTGGGAGTCCAGCACAAGCACGGCCGGACCATACACCACGCTTTACAACGGCGACATCCTGCCCGCCGTTCAGTTCGCGCATATCAACAACGTCATTTACTCGACGCACCGGGAAAAGCCGGTCCATCGGGTGATTCGCGGCGGCGTCGGTTCTTATTCACTGACCAGTGATATTGCATGGACATACCCGCCGCTGTTGGATGAGAACGTCACGACAACAACGCTGGCGGCATCGGCTACGACAGGCAGCGGAGTAACGCTGACAGCTTCGGCGGCATATTTCACGGCGGCGAACGTGGGCAGCTACTTTGAAATTGCCCACCCGCGGACAACAGGGTTTTCAGAAATCATCTTGGGCGATGACAGCGAGAAAGCGTCTGTGCTGCTCACTTGGTCGGCGGTTCCGGCCAACAACGACACGCTGACGCTGAACGGCCGGGCCTACACGTTCAAGACTGAGGGCCGCGACGCGGTGGATGAAATCGACATTGGCGAAGATGCTGACTCCGCGTTTGAGAATATGCTGTCCGCCATCAATACGGGCGGCGGCGGTGCAAAGCCGCATGAGGACATGGAAGCGGAAGAGGTCGGCGGGCTGAAAGCGACTGGCTACGTGGGGAACACTACGGGAACGAATTTCAGCGACAACGACCTTGTGACCATCGGGACCGGAGACGGGGCGCGGAACTACAAGATGCAGCAGAGCGCTGACGCTCGCAACGACCCCTACGAGGTGCTTATTGGTGCCAGCCTCCAGGCGTCACTTGAGAATCTGAAAAAAGCCATCAACCGGGAAGCTCCTGCGGATCCAAACGACCCGGACAACGAATATTTCTATTCCCGGACCACTGAGGGCGAGACGACCGAAGCGCATCCGGATGTTGAGGCCGTGGAAGTGGCGGCATCTGGCGGCGGCTACAAGCTGCTGGTGCGTGCCCGTAAGGCTGGGGCAGGCGGCAACAGCATTCCAACAACGGACACGGCGGCGAATGTTTCTTGGGACTCGGCCACGCTGACGGGCGGGACGCGGGTAATGAAGCTGATTGCCCGCGAGCGTGGCACTGCCGGGAATAGCCTGACCTGTGCAGAGTCCAGTGCAGCGCTGGCCTTCGCTGGGGGGGCAACGGCGCTCTCCGGCGGCAGTGAAGAGACGGCGACCGGCTCCAGTATGATCGTGCTGGGCAAATATGAAGTCCGGACAACGGGCCGCTGGAATGGCACGCTCTACCTTGAAAAAGAGCGCTCGATTGGTTCCGGGACATGGGACGTCATCCGGACATGGAAGTCGGCCTACGACTACAACGCACTGGAAACCGGCGACTTCCTGCAACGAACGTCACTCCGGCTGCGGTTCGTTGGCACTGGTGAGGCCATTGACGACGTTTTCCCCCGCGCCATCCTGGAGCCAACGGACCCGTATATCCGCGGGCTGGTCAAAGTGACCGCCTACACCTCCAGCACGCAAGTAACGGTAACGGTGGTCAACGATCTGGCAGAGACAACGGCAACGCCTACATGGTCGGAAGGCGCATGGTCAGAGAGGCGCGGGTATCCGCGTGCGGTGTGCTTTCATCAGAACCGGCTTTGGTTCGCCGGCACCACGTATGAGCCTTCAAAGCTGTGGGGGTCTGCGCTGGGTGATTTTGAGAACTTCCGTGTGACCTCACTCGATGACGGGGCGCTGGTGTTTCAGATTGCAGCCAGCGAAGCGATGGAAATCCGCTGGCTGGCAGTGTCCGGTGCGCTTGTCATTGGCGCGAATCGCGGCGTGTGGGTTGCTGACACCTCGGACAATCAGACAGGGTTCACGAATACCAGCCCTCCGATTTTCAGGCAGCAGAGCGGACCGGGGACTGGCTGCGATGAACAGCGGCCCGTCATGGTTCAAGACTCCGTGTGTTACGTGACCGAGAGCGGGCGGGCGGTGCGCGGTGTGGTCTATGACTCTGCCCAGGGCTTTTCGTCTTCGCTGATGACCGTGTTGAATGACGCGGTGACAGCGGATGACGTTTCCAGTCTGGCGGCTCAGACAACGCCGGATTCTGTGCTGTGGGCGGTCAACGGTGAGGGCAGCTTGATCGGCCTCACGTTTGAAAAGGAACAGAACGTGTTTGCATGGCACCGGCACCCGATTGCTGGCAGCCGCTGTGAATCGGTGGCAGTGGTCAACGGTCCGGACGGCGATGAAGTATGGGCGAGCATTTGGGCGCGCACAGCGTCCAGGGTGATTTGCCGCATGGATGTGGACACGCTGAACCGGGCGGCGGGAATGCTGCTCAACGATTATCTGCATCTTGACTGTGCCGTGATTCAATCTGGCCCGTCGTTCACCACGGTAACGATTCCCTCCTACATGGTCGGGGCTTCGGTCGTGGTGAACTACGGCGGCGGAGTCACTCAGACTGTGACGCCAGCGTCAACAACGCTGACAGTAGACTCAACTACGTTTGTTCAAGTCGGGTTCCTTATTACCTCGGATGCTCAGACAATGCGAATTGTGGTGCAGATGCGCGACGGTGACAGCGCGGGGCGGCCCATCAAATTCACTTCGGCCGTGTTGCGGGTGCGCAATGCGAACGGGCTTTCCGTAAAGCCCGGCAGCGGGAACTTTGAAACCGTAGCATTTCCTGCGAGTGACCGGACTTATACCGGTGAGGTAGCAGTTGCGGCCATGTCCAGTCATGTGAATGACGGGACGTTTACTGTTCGTGCCGACGGTGTTTTTCCTTGCATTTTAACCGGTGTAACCCTGCATGTCGAGGTAGGCGACCGCGCCGCGCATCAATTCATTGAGGAAGCATGACCATCCGCCCCGCTGCCGTAGGAGATCGAGACACAGCCGCTGCATGGTGGCGCGGTGAATCCGCGTTCTGCGCGGATGCGCTGCCTCCGATTGGCTGCGTTTGCGAGGATGAAGCCGGGCCGGTGGGTATGGCGTGGGTCCACCTCTCCGCATCTGTGGGCGTCGGTTTTGTCGAGGGTCTGGTTATGCGGCCAGGTATCGGCCTGCGCATTGCCCGCGCCTGTGGCGCTGCGCTTATGTCCGGGCTGGAAGCTGCGGCGAAGGCGCTCGGATACGGGCTGCTTGTCGCCTATGCTTTGCCCGGCTGTGCTCGCATCCTTCGCGGCCTCGGTTGGGCTGTGGGCGATCCACGGCAGAAAATCGCAATGCTCAAGACTCTCTGACCTATGGCATTTCTTCCGGCACTGGCGATTGGGCTTTCCGCAGTAGGCGCTGGCGTCTCGTTCATTGGTGGGATGCAGCAGGCAAAGGCGGCAGAGGCCATCAGCGCACAGAACGCGAGCATTCAGCAGCAGAACGCGGCGATGCAGGCGCAAAGCCTGCGCGCTCAAGCTGAACTGCAACGCATCCAAGCCACGGCGAACGCTCGCCTTCGCGGCACTGAGGCTGCGGCACAGTTTGGCAATGCGGAAGCGATGAAGCAGCGCGCCGCAGTGCAGGAGCAGATCAATGCGGCGAACCTGCGAAAGCAGCGTGAGGAAGGGCAGCGGCTCACAGCGACACAGCGGGCACGCTTTGCAGCGGCTGGCGTTGTCGAGTCCACTGGCTCCCCGCTGTCACTGCTGGCGGAAACGGCCGGCATCATTCAACGTGACCTCGGAGAACGGAAGTATCAGAACGAACTGGCACTCTCCGGGCTGTATCAGGAAGCGGCACTGGAGCGCCTGGGCGGTGAATACGCGCTTGCGGGTGCAACGCTTGACAAATCTTCCGCGCTGTCACAGGCCCGGCTGACTGACGCCTCGGCAACGGCAACGCTGCTGACCGGGCAGCGCCAGGCGGAAATCACCCGGCTTGCCGGGGCTTCGCAAGCCTCCGGGCTCCGGACTGGCGCGTTTGGGAACCTCCTTTCTACCGGGGCCGGGCTGTATGGCCAGGCCCGACAACTGCAACAACTCGGTGCATACTGACCATGCCTTTTATCCCTACTGCCCAGCCCCGCGAACAGGCCGATGTTCCCAACGTTCCTCAGGCCCGTTTGCGTGCTCCGCAGGTTGATCTTGGCGGCGTATCCAGTGCGGCGGGCCGTTTGGCCGGTGCTTCGCAGCAGGCAGAGACACCGCTGGAACCGTTCCTTGCTCCAGGGCGAGGGCTGCAACAGGTCGGGCAAGGGCTGGATGCAGTGGGCAACGTGCTGGCTCAACTGGCTTCGGCCCGTGCTCAAGCAAAGAACGACCTTGATCTGGCAGAGTCACAGACGGCACTCGACATGGCGTTTGCTGACATGGAAAAGGTGAAGCAAACGACATCACCGGACCGCTGGGAGGAGGAATGGAGCACGCGGAAAACCGCTGCGTTGGAGCAAGTGTTTAACAATGACCGTCTGTCCCCCATTGCCAGACAGCGTCTGCAAGTGCTGGCGAAGCGCTGGGAGGGGGAAACCTCTGTGCGCGTGGCGCAGGACTCGACTATTGAGATCGGGCGGCGGGCGGCGGATGCTTGGCAGACTACGTTTCAGCGGGCGCTGGATACCGGTGACCTTGAACGGGCTGCGGCCATCAATCAGAACGCGAACCCGGTTTATGTGCCTGAATCGGCAAAGTATCAGAACGAACAGGCGATTGCCGGAAAGCGGGATGAGATCAAATACAATGCGTATTATGATGCCATCCAACAGGATGCGCGTGGGATGCGTGAGATTTTGAAAACGCGCCCTGATGGAATGAGTGCAACGATGCACGCAAAACTTGTGGATGCGGCAAAAGAAGTGGACAAGGAAAACGTGGCAGCAGACGTTGACCGGCTGGAAAATGCCATCGTGACCGGGGCAATCAAGGTGCCCGCGGAAGTGGACACCTGGGAACAGGACAACCCGCGGATCACTCCAGCCATGCGCGACGCTGCCCGCGGCTCAATCATCCGCCGAAACGACGCCACCGCCCGCGCCAACATCGAGGCCAACGCGCCGACACTGGCGAGCCGCTACTATGCGGAAGCAAAGAACTTCGATTGGAACCGAGACGGGGAGGAAGCCTACTGGAACCTCCGGATGCGAATCAACGAACTGCCCGCGCCGCTCCAGGGTGAAGTATCCGGGGTGCTTGAGAAGAAATTCCCAGGACGGCAGCCGTTGCCGGACCCAACGCCGGAAACTCAGAAGCTGACCAACGAGACGCTGACCAGTATGTTCAACGGTGGATTGTTCGGGAGCTTTGACCACGGCACCGGCATGGACAAAGACGGGAAGCCTGCGATTGGCGACGCTGCCGGCGAAGTCTATAAGCGGAACCGGGGCGACTACGAAAAGGCGCTCAAGAATATGGCGACTGTGGGCGGGAAAATGCGCGTCTGGCTCCAGGCGAATCCGAACGCGACGCCGGAAGATGCGCAAAAGCAACTCTACAAGTTTGCTTCAGATGAAATGTTGGCCGCGTTTTTTGATAAACTGGACGAAGTAAAACCCATCACGCCCGCGCCGATGGACACGACGCCCGGCACTACGGCGGGCAATGACGAACTGCCGAGCAATCCCGGTCCGGCTGAAAATATCCTTCTCCCCCCTTCTTCGACTGAATGAGCGCATCCCGCACCGCAGCACTGAATTTTGACGAATGGGTGACAACGCTGCCGGACGTGCAGCGGAACACCCTGCAACGCCACCTTGAGCTTGCGCCGGACAGAGACCGGGTGCGCCAGAAGATTCAAAACATCCACTGGATTGCGGAGCGTGCTCAAGTGCCGTTCGGCACCGTGGCCCGGAACTATGACGGCAGCCTGGCCGCGTTTGCGACGTCTGCGGGCTGGGGCGACGTTTACCAGGACGACGCCACGTTTAACGCCCGGGTGATTTCCGAAGCCGCGAGCGAGCGGGACGAAGAAACGCTTATGCAGGGGCTGAAAGGCGACGACGAGAAAAGCCGCATGGCCCGCCGTCAGTCCCTCGACAGCGCCGCGTATCAGGCCGGAATCCTGAACAGCGAAAACCGCGACACTGCCGACGTAGTGCGCGCATTTGACCAATGGCAGAAAGCCGCGTCGAAGTCTCCCGGCTACCGCGGGCAAAGGGCGGCCGATTACTATTCCCGGTTCGCCACCATCTACGCCGAAGGAGCGAAGGACGTAGGCGAGGCCCGCAGCGTGGCGGAAAAGGTGTTCCCCGTGCTCGCGGGACTGGAAGACGGCAGCACACGCCTGGAGGACGCCCTGCCGTTCTTTGGAGAGCTTCAGCGCGACTTTGGCCGCCAGTTTGAACTGGTGACGCGGGAACTTCGTCGCATGAGCAAGGGCACCGATACCGGAGGCACCGGCCGCGACATCGTGCGCAGCATTGAACGCGGGGCCGAACGGCTGGCAGAATCGGGCCGCGGATTCCTCGACAGCCTGGATGCCGAAAGCGCCAGCACAGATGCTGAGTTCCAGCGCCGGACACAGATTCAACTATTTCAGCGGCAGTTGCTTTCACGGATGCGGGACGTAGCGGAAACCGAGGTTTCCCCGGTGCTCGCAGAAACGTGGTGGGGCGAAGCGCTGAAAGGCGCAGCCGGAACGCTCCCGGCACTTGGAGCCATCGCCATTCCCGTAGCCGGACCGGCTGCCATGTTCGCTGCCTACACATCAGACGCGGAATTGTCGCTGGTGGAGAACGGTGTTCCTGCCGACAAGGCCCGGACACTTGCGCCCGTAGTAGGGGCCGCACAGTCCGCACTGGATCGGTTCCAGCTTTCCCTGCTGAAAAAGGTTCCCGGGCTGGATTCCCTGCTGATTAAGGCGAGCACTTCTGGCTTGACTCGCTTTGCCGGACGCCTTGCCGGAACTACGTTGGCGGAAACCGCGGTGGAACTCGCGCAGGACGTAGCCGTTCCGAACGTAGTTCAAGGCGTGGCGTCACTGGTGGACGAACAGGTTCCCGGCGTGAACTTCTCTGCCGTGCTTGATGAAGCATGGACGCAGGCACCTGAAATGTTTCTCACCATGCTCCCGCTGGCACTTGTCGGGGCCGGGGCCGCGTCCTTCCGCGATGTGAAGGACTTCCGCCGCCTCGCCAGTGACAACGCCGCCCTGGAGCGGCTTGGCTTCTCCCCGTCGCAGATTGCCGCGGTGGAACTGGCGCAGACCGACAAGGAAGCCGCCGCTACGTTGAAAGCCTTGTGGCCGCAGCGCAAGCCGGTGAAACAATCTCCGCAGCCTGCATCCGCAGCGCCGCAGTCTGAGCCAGTGACGGGGACTTTGGACGGGCGACCGTCACAGCCGGGGGAAACGGAAACGCCCGCCGCCGTGGCGGGCACTGCGGAGAAATTCACCTTTACGGAATACACCCAGGGCAGCGGCGTTCGTGAGATTCGCCGGAACTCAGAGGGATGGTTCCTTGTGACTGAGGAGGGCGAGCGGATCCAAACCGGCACCGTTGACGCCGCGCTGGCGATGGTCGGGCAGTTGAAGCGCACCGAGTTTGAAGCCGAAGCCGCCGCGCTCCTCGCCGTGGCCGATGAAGTGAACGCCAGGACCGGAGCGGAAACGCGCTTCACTGCGGACGTTTTGAGTGGCGACGGTGCCGGGAACGTGACGGCAACCGACGTGAACACCGGGAAGACGCGGGAGGTGAAGTTCGACGCTGCCACTGTGCAGAATCTCAACGATGAATTGAAGCTGTTGGAGCCCGGCAGCCAGAGCTTTTACATCGACGGTTCAAATTGGGTAGCCGAGGACGGCCGCGCCATCCTGAAAGTGAACCAGACCGGCAGCGCCCTGATTACCCAGGCTCACGAGTTCGTA